GAGCTTTGCGAACCGACTGAGCAGTTTGTAAATAAACTCTATGATTTTTCGGCAAAAGACTTCGGTACAATCACGGCAAGACTGGGCGATCCCTGGTCGAAGGCAGAGAAAAGTCATGAATTAGGGGAAGATATTATCAATACCCTGTTCAAAAATGACATGCTGCAAATATTTGATACCGACGAGCTTAGGAAGCTTGGAAATGAAATGATAACTTTGCAAAAAGCAACACCTAAGACCAAGGCCAAGGACGATTTTTGCGATTCTATGAGATACCCGGTAGTTGATGTTCCCTGGGATTTTACTGCTATCATGCCGAAAGATGATAGCAAAACGGAAGAAAACGTATTTAAATTACCACAGACCAACGAAGAGTGGCAGGAGTATTACATTGAGCAAAGAAGAGCAAGGTTTGAGGACCCAAAACAAGGGGAAGAGGACTGGGGACAGTCCTTGGCAGCAGATATCAACGAATGGAATGAACAATATGGCAATTAAGGATTTACAAGGAAAAGAAATTTGCGCTATTATCAAAACATGTGCAAGCGCAGGAGTCTCCGAGTTTGAAATTGGGGACTTTAAAGTTAAGTTCGGCACGCGCACACCAGAGCCCGAGGGAACAACGGCTCCGACTGAGGGGACTCAATCGCTACCGCCACAACTAGGAATAGTTGAAGAACAAAATCAAACAGAGCAAGTAGATTTACTTCAAGAAAGGGCCAAAGAGGACCTTGCCCACGCGCAAATACTCATTGATAATCCTAGCGAGTTTGAAGCCAATCTGATTGACGACATGATAAACGAAAAAGGTAGAGATAATGATTCCAAAGAACGTGGACGAGCTTGAAAAGTTCTATAGAGACGCCGAAGAGACAGACAAAGAATTATACGCAGAAATGCGGAGTAATATCTTATTAATTTCGGGTCAACATTATACTAGAAATGTAAATAAGCATTTTGCACGTTTGCGTGAAACCAATCGCTTAACTGAAACTTTAAAACTGCGGCTCACAAAAAACCACATTCACAAAGTACATCGTTATTATACAAACGCCATAGTGGGAAGAGTCCCTGGTGTTAGTTGTTCGCCAAATAATGAATCTGAAATGCAGGATACAAAGTCTGCGGAGCTTAACAACTTAGTTTTAGATGACATAAAAAGAAGACATAAATTCAAAGATAAGATTCGCCGCTGGTGTGGAGAGTACACAGGCATTGGGGAAGTGGCGGTAAAAGTATTTTGGGATCCTAATAAAGGGGATTTAGTAGGGTATGAACAAAAGCTTGACGAACAAACGAATCAGCCGTTATATTTAGGACCAGATGGGCAGCCGACAACCGATTCGGAGATCCCAGAAGTTCCCGGAGTCCCAGGGAACCCTTACTTAGGAATACCAGACCAGCCCGGTCAACCTGCACAACCTTTTGAAGCAATGCCAGATGAATCTTTACCTGTATTTAGTGGTGACCATGTGTTTGAGCCCGTTTTTGGGTTTAATCTTTGGCGTGCCCCAGGTTCCAAGTCCATGGAAGATTCTCCATACCTTGGCATTCGTAAAATGGTGCCCATGTCGGAGCTAAAAAGCCTATATAAAAACGACGAAGAAAAAATGAAGAAAATCCATAAAAGCACAGACACGGATTACATCGTTTTTGATTCAAGCAAGTCTGAGTACGAGAAAAAAGAGAAGTGGACACTTTTAAAAGAGTGTTACTGGAAGCCAAGTTACGAGAATCCTAAGGGTTATTTTAAAATATGGACTGAGTTCGGAATTTTGGAAGAGGGCGAACTGCCTAATGGAATATTTCCTATCAAATGGAAGGGGTTTGACGAGTATCCGTCCACTCCTCGTGGTCGGAGTATCATTAAAGTATGTCGTCCTTACCAGGCGGAGCTTAACCGCGCCGCCAGCCAGCGGGCCACCCATCAAATTACGTTGGGAGACGATAAGGTATTATATCAGTCAGGCACTAAGCTGGCCCCTGGCGCTTTACTCCCTGGTGTTCGCGGGATTAGTTATCAAGGTGCAGCCCCACAAATTTTAGCGGGTAGAAACGGGGATCAATACGCAGGTTACGTGCAAGAAGAAAAAAACGACATGTATGAAGCTGCTATGATTAACGAAATGACAATGGACGAGTCAAATTCGGTTGATCCATACACAATGTTGTTTAAAACAATCTCCCAACAGGCAAAATACAAACAATATATAGAGAAATTTGAAGAATTTGTCGTTGAAGTGCATGAATTAGCCCTCGAATTGGCCCGATATTACATGCCGGATGACAGATTACAGGAGATTTTTGGCCCTCAAGAGACAGTTAATATGGGCGAATTTAAGCGCCAAGGAAAACTTCGTTACATGATTAAAGTTGTAGCTCAAAGTGACTCCGTAGACACAATGATGGGCAAGCAAATTACCTTTACTCATTTGTTGCAGTATCTTGGTAATAAGCTTCCACCGGATCAAATTGGGCTCATTATTAGAAACATGCCTTTTGTAAACAACGAAGAAATGTTTAGTGACATGACTATTGATTACGACAATGTGAAAAACGACATGCTTGCCTTGGAAAGAGGGGAGCAAGTTCAAGTAGCTCCGTATGCTAAAAACGAATACTACATTGGCAGACTCACTCATCGTATGAAGCAGCCTGATTTTAAATTTTTGCAGCCTCAAGTTCAATCGGCTTACCAAACTTTGACCCAACAACATCAACAAGAAGTTGTGCGTAAAGAGCAGGCTATTATTGATGCGAAAAATGAGTACATCCCAGTTGGCGGAGCTATGGTAGCTATTGACATGTACGTTCCAAACGAAGATCCTACGAAACAGCCAAAACGTGCAAGGGTTCCATACCAAGCAATGGAGTGGTTAATGGGGCAGCTTGATAAGCAGGGAATGTCCTTGGATAAATTGGAAAATATGAACCAAGGTGCCTTAGCTGACATGGCACAACAATTAACTGCGGGTAGACAAGAACAGGCAAATGAACAACAATTGCAAGTACAGCAATTCAACTAAGGAGACGCACCAATGTCAGAACCAATTATAGATCATGAGCAGGGTAATGAATTAGAAACACCCGAAATTTCTATTGAAGCGGAAGCAGCGACTACACTGGAAGAACCGGCCCCCGACAAGGACGAAGAAACCCCAGCCCCCGAAGTAACCGACGAGCCTAAAGACGGGGTAGAGGCTGCCGCAGCGCAAGCAGCCGAAAACGCGCAAGCATTAGAAACTCCTGCTTGGGAACCAACATACAAATATAAAGTTCGTGACGAAGAGCACGAGATTGATGAGTGGGCCCGCCCTCTTATTAAGGACGAGGAGACTCAGAAGAAATTCACAGACTTATACACTCGTGGGCATGGTTTAGAGCTTGCCAAACAAGAGCGCGAAGAGGTTCAAACTAAGTATGATAACCTTGAGCAAAGTCTAGGTATTTTAAATGGGTATGTGAAACAATATTATGAAAACCCAAACCAAGGGGCTGTAGCTGCAAGTCAATTTATTGAAGCTTTGGGATTGCCGAAGCAAATGTTCTTGCAGTATGCTTTAAGTGAGCTAAAGTATGAACAGCTATCTCCCGAACAGAGAGCAGAGGTTGATGCTCAAAGACAGCAGCAGACTCAGTTGTCGCAGATGCAATTGCAAAATCAACAATTGCAGCAGCAGTACACTGAAACCGCTGTTAACCAAAGAGCTTTGGAGCTTAATGGTGCATTGGCTGACGCCAGTGTTCAAAATGTAGCGAAAGAATATGACACCCGCCTCGGAAGAGAAGGTGCTTTTTTTGATTTAGTAGTGGAAAGAGGAATCTACCACGATAAAGTAAACGGCCAGGATATCCCCGTGAAACAGGCTATCCAAGAGGCTGCCCAAATTATAGGTGCAAGTATTCAACCGGGAACGGTCGTACCACCTCAAACTGGACAACAAGTGGGAACACAGCAGGTCCAACAACATGTGGAGAAAAAGCCAGTTCTCCCGAATATCTCTGGTCAAGGAAATGCGTCTCCTGTGAAAAGGGTCGTGAACTCCATTGACGATATTAGAAAAAGGCACGCGGAGTTAACGGCACAAGGTCTTTAACACGCATAAACAGTTTGAGAAAAACAACTAAGCAAGGAGCTAAAAATGTCCACTAATAGGTCATTTCAAAGCATGCTTAATGAATACTTGCCTAACCGCTTGTTAAAAGAAGAACTCATTAAGCGTGATTACATCCTTTCTAACAGTCAAAAAGACGACGGTTGGAAAGGCGGAAAATTAATCGTACCATTCAAAGGTTCTGGCGCGTCCAGTGTTCGAATGGGTAAACTAACTGCGTCTAACGACGTGGCTCAAGATCAATATGTTCGTGGTTCAATCGACGATTATGTTGAAGCTTGGGGCTCTATGATCTTCGAACATCGGGATCTTTTGGAGCACGACGGGAAGATCCCTGAAACTACGTTTCTAAAGATCCTTCCTGACACCCTCGAAGACTTTATGGATTACATGAAAATGTGCACATCCATTCAGTTGGGAACAGGTCCTCACTTTGCATCGGCTACGGCTGACGGTACAGTGGGTGGAGTTCTCGAGGTTGACCGAATCGACAGATTCGTTCTTCGTCAAAAAGTGACGTTAAAAAGTTCTGGTGCTGGTCCACTTGATTACTATGTAATAGCAATCGACGTGAACACAAACCAAGTGACTTTCTCTTTAACTAGAGGCGGCGCTGCCACAGATATTTCTGCATTTACATTGGCGCAAGGTACGCTTTGCTACACTGACGATGCCGACGTGACTTCTTTCTTATCTGCTCGTTCTGCACTTTTAAGTGCTGCTAACGGTGGATCGGCAACAATTCACGGTGTTTCTAAGTTGGCTTACCCCTTCTTACAAGCAGTAAATATCGACGGTTCTACATGGTCATCATTGAACGTGCTAGACAAACTTTTCGACGCTTACACTGAGGTTCGTAAAAAAGCCAAAGGTAAAGCAAACGAGATTATTTGTTCTTACACAATTGGTGGAGCGATCATGAAGGCGATTGAGAATAGAGCTACTTCGCACGCGAATTACTCTATCTCTGTCATGGACAAAAAAGCCTCTTTATACGGTTGGGATGAAATACTTCTAACTACTGTGAAGGGAACTTTGAAAGTCGTTATGATTCAGGAATGGGACGATGATATCGTATGGTATCGTGATCCTAAGTCTCACACTTTCCGTTCAAATGGTTTTTTCAGAAAAAGAAAAAATCCGGACGGCGATGAGTATTTCGAAATTCGTTCAGAAGACGGTTTCCAATACATCATTGACGTTTCTCTTTTTGGAGAAATGGAGTGGACGAAACCTGGCCAAAACGGTATCGTTTACGGGATTGACCCAGCTAACTTCTAATGAAGTTTTTTTAGGGGGTGGAAACACCCCCTTTTAATTATTTTTAGAGGTAAAGGGGGGGCTCAATGGCCGATCAAGATGGCATAGCACAAACACCTTCTGAGCAAATAAAAACTCAGGCAGGTCAACAGGTTAAGCAACACATCGTTTTCGATAGTGAAGGCAGACCTAAATACGTTTTTACCGCACCCATAGGCGCAAGAGAAGGCACTCCATGCACATGCACGGAATATGTCTACAAAGGGCCAAACACTCAACAAATAATCGACCGACAAGAAAGAGACTATCGGTGGAAAGATACTTGGGGAACTCAAGGAGACGGCGGGGGCTTTCAATTTGACGCCAGTTCCGACATTGATCCTGACGGGGACGGTAATTTATGATTTTCGATAAGCACAGGTTTGAAGTTTGGAACTTACATCAACATCCGTATAGGCATAACCTTACGGAGTTTTCTTATACACACGACGCCCTACCTGGCGTTACAAACGTAGAATCTGCGCTTAATTATGTTCTTGCAGTATTATATCCAAACACAAAAGCGAATGTTCCAACACCGGGCGATTTACCAACGGGTACAGACACACCAAATGTAGGGGATGTTACTCCGACAGTTGGGGATTACAGAGTTGTGGACGACGACGGTGACGGTAAATCTGCGGGTTATCGTTGGGAAGAAAGAGAAGGTGGCGCACCAATTACAGCGCCGGTTACATCTGCTGAAAATCTTTCCAACAACAATGAACTTGGGGCATCCTCTAATACAATCGTTAATGGGAACTCTTTTCTAAATACGGAAGCAGGAGACTTATCCACTTCGTTTTTTAGATTACGTTTTTCAGGGGCGGGTATTACAGGAAATATTACATCAAAAATTTATAACGATAACGGCTCTGGATCGCCCAATATAGGTGCAGGGGCAATAGCTACAAGTGATCCTATAAACGTAACAGCAGTACCAGCAGTTAACACAGATGTTATTTTTACTTATTCAACACCTGTTACTTTAGCAGCAGGCACAACATACCATGTGATTCTTGATATTTCCGGGCTTACTTTTACAGGTGGAACTCTCTTCCAAAGAATAAGTGTTTCGAACCCTTATGCAGGTGGAGCAAGAGTATTCTCTTCTAACGGGGGCGCTAGTTTTTCTCCAGTCCCAACGCAGGATATGGTTTTTAACATAACTGTTCTTGGTACTACTTACGCAGCGATAGCTCAATGGTATAAAGTTTTTGATGTTGACTGGTCAACAGATGCTATTCTAGCTGCGGTTACAGATGTTACCAATGACTTATATTTTTATACAAAAGGCAAAACAGACTTAGATGTAAACGGGGATCCTATAACAGGACTCTACGCGGGACAAAAAGTTTACGGTGGAAATTTAGCCAACCAAAACATGACCCTTAATGCAAATAGCGGAGACGGGGTAGGGGCACAAACAGGTTTTGTACAAGTTGATTCGCAATTTCGCCCAACAATAGATGACCTTTTTGATTTATCAACGGCTACTGAAAGGTGGAAGGATGCGTTCTTTTCTAATCAAGTGGTTATTGACACACTCACCATTTCTACTGGTTCAATTACTGATAGTTCTGGCGACATTAATTTTGACAACGAAAATTTAACTACAACAGGGAATATTACTGGCGCAATAGTCAAGGGAAGCTCTCTTGTTGCGGATGACACTTTTGATTCGGTAACCCTTGTCCCTGGGAGTTACACGGACACGACTGGGGCGGTTAGTTTTGGTGCGGCCAATCTAGTCACTACGGGTACTCTCGGGGCTGGGGTTACCACTTTAACGGAGAATACTCATCAACTGGTGTTAGACCCGGACAATGGGAGTGGCCGAGCCCTTATAACCAGCTCACAAGGTAACATCGACTTTGTTGACGAAAATCTTTATACCACAGGCCAATTAAATGTTGGAACTCTCGTTGCAGACCAGTTAGACGTAGATAATTTGCGTTTGGACGGCAACACTGTCTCAAGTACAGACACAAATGGAAACATTATACTGTTACCAAATGGTACAGGACTTGTTGATGTACAAAAAGCCTTGCAAACTTTAGGAATAACGGCAACGGGAATAGTTGGCGTAACAGGCTCCATAACAGTTGATAATTTAAGTCTTGACGGGAACACACTTTCAACTACAGATGCTAATGGGAACTTAATACTTTCCCCAAATGGAACTGGACATATAAGTATAACTTCGTCAGTTCTTCCAAGTGCGGGCGGTTTTGATTTTGGATCAAGCTCTGCACTTTTAAACGATATTTTCTTAAGTGGAGGCATACGAAATGCTACTAATGAAATTGCTATTAGCACTTTACTTGCTTTCCGTAGTGGTGTGTGGCGTGATCTTGCTCAGACCTCACCTGCACTCGCTGGTGATACGCTCTTTTATGATGCTGTTAATAATGTTTGGCTTGCTAATCATCCTGATACCGAAATCACTCACTCCGAATTGTCCGGAGTTACCACTGGAGACGCTGGACACACTCAGTTTGCAATGCTCGCAGGCAGAGTCGGGGGACAAGTTATCCAAGGCGGAACAGCAGCAGGTAATAACCTTGTGCTCGAGTCTACGAGCAATGCTACAAAAGGGTCAATATTCCTTCGAGACAACGCCTCCCCAGAAGTAGACGCAAGTTTTTCTGCGGGTTGGGCGGGTACTGACTTAGGTGATTCAACACACTACTACAGAGATTTATATTCAAAGGGTGAGCATTTTGGGCTCCGACTAGAGAACGTAACTTCCGGAACCCTTCCAAGTTCATCTGCTCAAAACACAGGCCGATTGCTTTGGGCCACAGATACAAACAAAGCGTATGTTGACACAGGTCTAGCTCTAAAGGTCCTTGGAGTGGCCAAATTTAGTGCGGACCAGGCTTTTGACGGGATTATAAACGTAAAAAATGTGGATGTTTCAAGTGAAATTCAGGACGCACGGCAGGCACAGTGGCAATTGCTTGATAATGCCAACGATTTTGAGATACTTTATGTAACTATCAAGATGACTTCTGCAAGCAACGTGAGAATTGAAACTTCGATCCCGCTTCCAGTAGGATCTTACCGCTTAATAGGCATAGAATAGGGGATGTAAATGAAAGTTCATGGACAATTAGAAAAAGCAGTTATTGAGAATGTAACAGCGGATCCAACGGGCACGGGTCTTGTCCCTGGGAGATCTTGGTATCGCACAGACTTAAAACTTTATAGGGTTTATGACGGCACGGCTGTTCAAGAATTTGCTGATTTACTTTCCGCACAAACGCTGCAAAATAAAATTCTGTCTGGAGCGAATGTTTCCGATTACATGGAGTTTGACCAAGTAGCAACACCTACTAACCCAGCTTCGGGAAAGAATAGGATCTACTTTAAGAGTGACGGTTCTGCTTACACTTTAGATTCTGCGGGTTCTGAAATACCCTTGGGCTCCGGAAGTGGTGGAGGCACTAAGAACTATGTGCCAGATGACACTGTAGATATTGAGTCTACCATTGGATCTTGGGAAGACGACGACGGCGGTGGCTCACCTTCCGGCGCTTTATCCATAGCCGTAACTACATCTGTAGGCGAGGTATTAACAGGTACAGCTTCAAATAAATTTTCAAAAACAGCTTCAAATGCGGACACACATTACTTTAAACTTGCCTCAAAAACTATTGATCCGATTGATAGGGGTAAAACTTTTAACGGTTCAATGGCTTTTAAAGCTCTTACAGGTTATGTATCTGACGATTTAAAAATTGTTGTTTGGGATTTAACAAACAACGCACAACTAAACGACTTCTCTTCGGGTGCGGTTACAATACCTAATGAGGAAGGCACTATTCGTTACTTATTTGAAACTTTAGGTACTACGGAAGAAGTAGAACTTCGTCTAGTGGTTAATAATACGAATACAAATGCTTTTGACTTTAGTGCGGATGAATTTTACTACGGACCTTCGAGTTTCTTTGAGGTAAAAGCGGAAGGACCTGTAGGGGAGATTCTTGCAAGTGGGTCTGCGGTTGTGCCGGACGGCTTTTTGTATTGCGACGGGAGTGCAGTAAGTCGAGCGGACTACGCGAGCCTATTTAATCAAGTTGGAACTAACTATGGTAATGGCGACGGGTCTACAACTTTTAACGTCCCGGATCTTCGGGGTTTATTCCTTCGTGGACAAAACGACGGTTCGGGCAATGACCCGGATGCAGCCGGAAGAACCGCGAACAATCCTGGCGGAAATACTGGGGATGCGATTGGTTCGGAGCAAGTAGACGAACTAAAGTCGCATAATCACAGTTTACCCGCAGCGGACGGTAGGTTTAATGACTCTAGTGGTGCCTTAGCTAGATCGGGAGTAGGGGCGGTATCCGGAAACACTGGCGGCAACGAAACAAGACCCAAAAACGTAAACGTCCGGTACTACATTAGGTATCGTTCAACAAAGAATATTTTAAATAGTAGTGAGTTGGCGGTCCAAGATGTATATTCCTATTCATCAATACTAGCTGTTACAATACCAACTAGTGGATCTTCGAATGTAAAAATCACGGGTTGGGGCAATGTAGGAGATATTGACCCTCTTGGAATGATTGATACTGTTAATGATAGATTTAATGTTTTAGAAGACGGAAATTATGTTATCTCAGGTTTCTTTCAGTCAAGAACTTTTGATGCTGTTGTTGATTTAAAGTATTCGGTGAATGGCGGATCTACTATAACGATAGCAAGGGCATCAGGTATTGCTGGAGAGGGACTCCTTGACTGTAGGGAAGGACGTGAAATTATAAGTCTTTCAAAAGGGGACTATGTAGAGTTTTTTGTAAACGGAAATGGACTTAGTAGAGATACGTCAGACTATAAATTCTCGCTTGAGAAAAAAATAGACCTACGACTCTACGGCGCAGTTCAAAACGCGGGCGATGCAGTTCCAACGGGTACAGTTATCTCAAGCATGGCAACGACGGCCCCCGAAGGCTATTTATATTGTGACGGCTCAACAGTAAGTAGAACAGCTTATGCAAGACTATACGCCGCGATTGGGGATTCTTCCGGTAATGGGGACGGGTCTACAACTTTTACTCTCCCAGATATGCGGGGTAGGTTTGCAAGGGGTATGGACGACGGCGCTGGTCGTGACCCAGACGCAGGCACTCGTTCAGCAGATGCAACTGGCGCGAACTCCGGAGACGCAGTTGGGTCGGTGCAGGCGGATGAACTTAAGTCACATAATCATGATATCCAAGTTAATACCGTCTACGGAAACATTGGCTATGATGCTATAGCACAAAGTGACAGTAATATAAACTTGGTGTGGGAGGCTGGTAGAATAAGTGACACAGGCGGAAGTGAAACGCGCCCTAAAAACGTAAACGTAAGACATTACATTAGATATTAATTAACATTTAAAGGAGAAAACAATGAGTGAAGAAGAAGTAAAAACAGAAGTTGAAGCAGCAATGGAAGCCCCTGCACAAGAAGGACCCGCAGCAGAATCAGTGGCCCCTGCACCAGTGGACGCAAAGGCCGAAGATTTAGGTAATGAGCACCACTATATCGTGGGCGAAGAGCTTGAAGTAAAAGGTCTTGCTTACGTTGTAAAAGAAGTTAAAGGAGTTGATCTAGTATTAGCTCGTAAGGACTTCAAATAATGGAAGAGCTATTACCAAAGCTCCCCCACTATCTTGAACTCCTGGCGCAAGTTTTAGGAAGTTTAGTTGTTGTGGCGACAGTTGTTGTTCGTCTCACTCCAAGTGAAACGGACAATGCTGCTGTTAAGAAGTATGCGGATATTCTTTTAAAAGTTATCTCATACCTCCCTACTTTGGGTATGAACCCAAAAACTAAACAGCTTGAAAAAGCGTATGAAGAGTTGAAGAAACAATGAACCTTATCGCTTTGTTGACCCTTGTTAGGGATATTCTTAAGTCGTTAAAGGATATTTCTGTAAGGGTCGCAAAATCTGCTAAGAAAGTTAGATTAAAAAAGGCGATTAAAAAGGTCAAAGAAGAGGGAGATCAAAGAGGTGTTGAAGAGTCTTTATCTGGTCAGTCTGGCAATCCTACTAAGCATGAGTACGATGGCTTGCACACACAGCCCGCAAAGAAAAGAAATAGAAGTGTGGTTGATTGATGAGGAGGACCTTACCTTGTACAGACAAATTGCTGGGGACAAAGAAGAAATTATCCCTATCGCAAACAATCGGAGCATGCAACAATTTTTGTGCGTATCCGAGGATGAACTTTATGAGTTAGTAGAGGACTCAATTGAAAGGGAGACTAAATGATTAACGATTTTCTTAATGAACTACTCCCCGATTGCAAAAACTTTACATGGGAAGAGGTGCTTTACCTACCTAGATACAATATTCACGCTGTTCCCACAAAAGAAGTTATCACAAGAGTTACAAAGTTTGCCCCAAAAGTACAAGAGGTCCGGAACATTTTAGGTGTTCCGATGTTAGTTACAAGTTGGTGGAGACCGCCTGCGTACAATAAGCTCATAGGCGGCGCCGATGAGAGTTGGCACATGGAAGGCGGGGCTTTAGACTTTCGTTGTCCTGGTATTACAAGCGATGAAATTAGACACCAATTACAACCGAAACTAGAAGATTTAGGGTTACGCATGGAAGACTTACCTGGCGCTTCATGGGTACATATTGACGATAAAGAGCCTGGAAATAAAAGGTTCTTTAAACCTTAAGGAGACGCTATGATTATTTTAAGCAATGGGTACAAGTTACCGGAGACAGGTGATTTTGGGGATGTTTGGTTCCCAGCCCTTGAAGATAATATTCAAAGGGTCAACGATCATACTCATGACGGCAACGATTCAAATAAACTTAATTCAACAAGTCTAGAATGTTTTGTGCAGACAATTCTATCTGGATCCTTTGTTCCAAGTGGAAGCGAGTTTGTTTCATCTGGTGTTACTTTAGCTGGGGGTGCTGTGGATGTTGATAATAAGACAGTTCAATTTAGAGACCCAACAACAAAAGAGCCTATTTACTTAAAATACGAAAAAGCAACACAAACCCAAATTGATGTTTACACAAGCTTTGTTCAAGACTTTGAGGTACTTATTTTATGACCCAGCCTCTTGAGGTTACTGATTTTACGGGCGGCATTACCGATTACTTCATAGACGGTAACCCGACACAATATGAGGTTGGTGATAACATCTTTATAAACCCAAATAAAAAACCTCGTACACGTTGGGGCTCTGAGCTTTTTGTAGAAGAGCAAATACCCCTTGGAGCTTTTCGTATATCAAAACTTGTTTTCTTACACGACGACTTATTATCTTTTGCTCAGAGACGTTGTTATTACCCGAATGCAGGTGCTTGGTCCCAGCTTACAGGTCCTACAGCAGGGACGGTCTTTACGGCTGGGGATGCGGACTCAATTATTGCAGATACGGAGTGGCAGGGGCATGTATTTCTTAGCAACAATGCTTTTAGTAGCGTACAAAAAATATATCGCGATGACATCGGCGATCTCCAAGTTCGCAACGCTGGTTTACCAGAAGTTCCTTCTGGTGTTGCAATTACTCCACCGCCTGGTGCTGGTGCTAGTTACTTATATTCTTTTGTCCTTAAATATCAGTATAAAGTTGACGACGTTACTTTTATTGATCGTGGCCCTGTATATGCTTTTCCTACTATTATACAAGGCGGCACTATTACCTCAGGGAATGGCACTGCTATAACTCTTCCAACATCTTTACCCGTGGTAGAGAATTGGGATGCGGCCAACATAGAAATTGAGATTTACAGAACTATTGACGGCCAACAAGATCTTTTCTTGGTGACGGCTGTTTCTTTGGGGACTTCCAATTACACGGATGAGACTGAGGATGCTACACTCGCCACAAGTTTAGCTCTTTACACAACGGGCGGTGCTGCTTCAAATGATACGCCCCCAAAATGTAAGTTCGTACACGTTGTAAACGATACGGCTTATTATGCACATCTTCGCATAGGAATAGACGATGAATCTTATTTAGTCAGACAATCCATTCCTGGCGATCCTGATTCAGCCCCGGCAAGTTTTTTTGCAAAGGCAGAGCAAGAGATAAAGGGTTTATCAAGCATTTATGATAGAGGCATGGTTTTTTGTGAGAAGTATGTTTATAGGATTGATAATATAATTGACGACTTAGGCTTAGGCTCAATGGATCTTCGCCGTATTGATGACAGAGCCGGGTGTGTTTCTCAAAACTCTATTATACAGACCCATAAGGGTATTTTTTGGGCTGGGGAAGTTGGGTTTTATTGGTCCGATGGGTTTAAGGTTCAAAAGATCTCTGATAATTTAAACGAATCATACAGGGCTTTTGTAGCCAATGAAGCCAGAAAAGTACGCATTGTAGCTACCTATGAGCCTGCAAATGAAAGGGTCATTTGGGCTGTAAGTAAAGAGGATGGGTCGAATGAGCCTGATATTTGTTATGTGCTAGATCTTAAGTGGGGTATTAGCCCACAGTCTTGTTTTACCACTTTAAGTGGTGGCGATTATTTCAGGCCAACAGCACTAGCTGTAAACGACAATAAAATATATCGAGGAGATACTAGGGGCTATGTTCTAGAACACTCTGACAGTTACTTTACGGACCCCAAGATTGACACAGGTACGGCTCCTGCGGATTGGGATGAGTTAACAATCATTCATTCTTATAAATCATGCTTCCTAGACTTTGGTTCTAAGTTCATGAGAAAGTTTGTGCCTAGAGTATTAATTTCTGCTGCGAACACTACAAATTTATCTTTAGCTGTTACATCTTCGAATGATAACAACCGGGTTGTAGGGGATTTAGCCCCAATAATTTACAATAGCAACATAACATGGGGGGCAGACTTACCTCTTTGGGGGACTATTTCAGCACAATGGAACTTTCAGGGGTTAATTGAGGAGTGGAGGCGTTTTCCTTCTAAAGGTTTACGTTGCCAATATAAGCAAATTCAATTCACAAATGCCATCGTAGAAATTGTAAACTCTGAATTATTAGGGAATGCCGTTGTCGATGGGAC